TACTGTCGAGTTTTCTCGCCATTGATGCCTGCTGCTCGGCAATTTGTCGTATCATCTGGTCCTGGCTGCGATCTTCCACGGTTGCTCCTGTTTTGTTGCGTTTTACTATCCGGGGCGCAGGTGGAGAAAGGACCTACGCCCCGGCGTTGCCGGGCGGTAGCGGCTCGGCGTTTTTTATGCGTTGAGCTTTACATGCACAGTGCTGGCGGCACCGGCTGCATCGGCGAAGGCATAGCCTGCCAGGGTCTGATCGAGGGCGGTTTTGTCCAGCTCGCCGGAGGTGGCGTCTGCATAGAGCAGGTCACCCTGAGTTACTGCGAGGGCTGCTTCTTTGGGCACTTCGTAAACGCCTGTTACAGCTACAGCTCCGGCTGCGCCATCGGCGATGTCTACCAGGGCAACACCCACGCGGGTGCCGATTACCACCAGATCACCGGCTGCGATATCGCTGCCGGTGGCGTTGGTGTAGTCGATGATGTTGCCGTCTTGTACTTTATTTGCTGCCATTGTCTGGGCTCCTTCTGTTATTGAGGCAAGGGCGCACTGCTGTGCGCCCCTACAGGTTTAATCTTGCTTATGCACCGGCGTTGTAGACCATGGCTTTCCAGTCTACGGCTTTTGCTCCGGCGTCGCCGCGTACCTTGTACTCTACGCCGTCAACGCTCCAGCCCTGGCGGGTCTCCAGATACGGCAACTGATTGCCGTTGAGGAAAAACACCTTGAGGGTTTTGCCCTTCGGCCCTGCGAGGTACCAGGCGTCGGAGTCGTTGTCGTCGAGGCGGGGCTCGTAAATGCGCTGATACTTGCTGCCGGCATACGGGTTGGTGCGGGTGGCGGCGGTGTCTGATCCGGCAAACTGGTTGCTGCCGAAGAACACCTCGGCGCTGCCTTCTTGCGCAACAGGTGCGAGCAGGTACTGCGGACGGATATTGAGTCGGCGCTTGCCGCTGATATCCTTCTGCATCTTCATCAGCTTGATGGCTTCAGCCATGGTGGTTTCGTTGATGACGCCGGTGGTGCCGATGTTGCCGTGATCCGCATGGAACAGCGCGATGCCGTCACCCATGGCAGCGTTGGCAATCAGGACTGCGTACACGATGTCGCCAACCTTACGTGCCCAGGCTTCGCCATGAGCGCGGGGGATGTCGGTGAGCGCACCCAGATCATCGTTAATGATGGTCTGGCGGCTGATGCTGAACAGCTTGCCGTAGGTGGCAATCGCGAACTGCTCTTTGCCGTCCTCGCGGTTGCCGTACTTGTACTCGTCGTTCTCGCCGATCTCGTCGAGGTCGTCCATCTCACCCAGGCGCGCGATGGTGTTGGTCTTGAAATCTGATACCTGCCCGGTAGCGCACCACTGGCCCCAGGTTTCGTCAGCGGACTGATAGCCTTCAAACAGCGACTTATTCGCCACGTTGCTGAGCAGCGCGGGGAAGTCGTCGGTGGTGAGGGCGCGGCCTACCATCTCGATGGGGTTGCCACCGGTGGAAAGGTTGGACATGCGCAGAGATTCGCGCGCGAGCTCGCGCAGACTGTACCCGGCCAGATCGGTGGCACCGGCGGCGGGTTTTTCCGGCGCAAAGCCAGAGCGGATCAGGAGCGCATCCTGCGCCGCAGAGCGGAACTTGTCGCGCTCGTCGGCTACTACTTCGGTTCGATGCCCGATGCCGCCAGTTGTGGGGCCTTCCTCCATGTTTTTCTTGAGGATCGCGGCGCGGCACTGGTCGATGTCCTTGCCTTCCTTGATGAGCTCTTCGGCGAGATCATCGTAGCCGTAGTGGCGGCAAGTCTGCTGGATCTCCATGATACGTACCTGCTCGGCACGCACGGCGGATACTACATCCTGCTCTTCCTGCGGCTGATGCTCGGTTTCAGCGCGCGTGGGTACATCGAGGTTTTCGAGGTAATCCCATGCCTGCTGATCGGTTGCGTCTTCGGCCAGTCCTCTTTTAACGAGGAAGGCCCTGAGTTTCTTATCCATTTGGGGCTCCTTTTCTGCGGCGGACCGGCCGCCTTCAGTGTTGTTGTGCGCGCCATGGTCATCCTGCGCGCTCCGGGTTTTTGCTGTTTCATCTGCGCCAATGGGGCAGATGCTGAGTTCCTTGGGTATCCATTTGGTAATCACGCGGATCGGGCCTTCGAAGCTGCGCCCTTCGACCATGCCGGTCTCCCCTTCGGGGATATAGACGCCTTCGATGTCTTTACGCCCGATGGAGAAGTCAGTGAGGTGGCCTTCTTTGACCTTGGTGTATGGGTTGTCACCCTCGGGCAGCGAGGTAAATACCGCGCGGCTGATCAGCTGATCGTTTTCAATGCGCAGATCACGGGCGCTCCCTACCACGGTGCTGGTGTCGTAACGGCTGTGGCTATCCAGCAACGGTAGCTGGCGGCTTTCGGGCAACTGACAGCCGGACATGAGCAGCACGGTGTCGATAAACTCCCAACGGTCGAAGTCGAGCTCACGAACGGCGGTTTCTGATGCGGCCACGCATTCAACGCTGCGCTGTTCTTCGTTCAGGCTTTTGGGCGCGCCGTCTTCACGCAGGGTCAGAGGGATAGTGCGGAACTGCATCCCCTCCGGGTTCTGCGGTTTTTCTCTGTTGTTCATGTGTTTGGGCATTGGTGCCTCCCGGTTTATGTGTTCGATTCGTTGAGCAGTTCGTTATCTTCTAACTGGCTGAGTATCGCGGCGAAGCGTCCGTCGCCATCGGCACCCAGGGCGGCGGGGTTGTTTGCCATGGCGGTGCTGGCTTGCTCCGGCGTTATGCCGCGCTTTTCACACAGGTCGTTAAATTCCTTGATCTCGTCGAGCACTTCTTCAATATCGACCCCACGGCGCGCCGCTATGCGTTGCGGGGACGTAAGGCAGCGGTCAAGGTCGTTGCCGTCTGCCTTGGAATCGCGCAGGGGATCGTTGCTGGGCCGCTCGGGCTGCATCCAGGTGGAGCGCGACCAGGCGCGCGGGTTTTTGGCATATCCTGGCATATCGAGTTTGCCGCTCAGATACAGGCTATCGAGGAACTCACGCAGAACCGGACGATTTAAGTGGCGGATGAAGCGATCACGCCGGGGGTCGGTCATGGCGTAAAAGTCGTTACGGATACCCTTGAGGCTGCTGTAGCTCAGGCCGGAATAATCGCCGGAGAGCATTTCGTATGTGGTGCCGGTGCTGATGGCGGTAACGCGCAGCACAAATTTTGTAAACGGATCAAACTGGTTGTTGACCGTCTGCGGATTCGCGAATTTGATCTCCTCGCCGGGGCGCAGGTATTCAACCAAGGCGTTCTCCAGGTGTTCAATCTTCTGGCCGTCTTCGCCTTCTTCAACGCCGCGCCCTGCCTGGAATCCTGCCGGGTTGGGCGTGGTGACAATGGCCAGATACTTGGCGGCCATTTTGGCGGTGTCGACGGTAGCGCCGATGTAATCGTTGAGGGAGTTTGCGAGCAATACGCCGGGGGTAAACGGGCTGATGCCGCGATGCTGACCGGGGCGGTGGTGCTTGTAGTGGTGCAGTACATACTCTGCCGGTATCCGGCGCGCGCGGTAGATGTTTTCGGGGTCTGATATATGGTATGCGATGGGCTCACCGGAGAAGCGGTCGTACTCGATGCCCTGGTCCACAATGTTTTTGCCCGTGGGCGTGGCGTAGGTGTCGGTGAGCCAATCGCCCTCGATGAGCTGCAGGGCAAAGGGCAAATGCCGCTTGGAGCTACGCGCCTGGACTTTAACAATCAGAAACTCGCCGGTCTCGCAATCCTGGCGCTGGCACAGATCCTCGATTTCGGAAAAGTGGAGCTTGCCGGTAATGTCGGCTTCTTCCGCCCACCAGCTCCAGTGGTCTTCGAGCTTTTGATTGAGGTCGCGCTGGAGGCCGTCTTTATCGCGGATCTGGGCTTGATAGCGCAGGCCGCGCCCGACGGTATAGGCGGAAAGGATATTGACGGCACGGGCGAAAAACGGAAAGTCGCGCACCATTTGACGGACACGCGCGCGCACCTGCGGGGCGCTGGAGCGCAGCAAGTCGTTGACGCCCTGATCGACAGGCATCCAGCTGCCGGTGGAGTTGTTCACCTTGGCGGCGGCATACTGGCGCTTGGCGTATTGCTTGCCTACTCTGCAGCCAATACTCATACGCGCCTCGGCACGGCTACGGTACGCAGCGATACACTGCCGGATTCGGTTGCGGCCATGTGGGCGACAAATTCGAGCCCTGCCTGGAACTCAGCAACGGAGCGGTATTCAAGCTGGCGACGGCTGCCGCCGGTATCTACGGTGTAGGATGCTACGCTGATCCGGTTGGCGAAAAAATCCGCTGCTGCATTGAGCATAGCCGTGTGGAGCGCTGTCCAGCTAGTGAATGTGGCTGCCAATGAGATGCTCCCCGTGGAAGTGCAAAAAACGTTATTACAATTTTGACTGTTATTGTAATGGCGCTTTTTGGCACTTCTGAAGTTTATAGGGAGTTTAGGTGGTATTTATGGGAAGTTTGCGGGAGTTTACGGGTTATTTGCGGTTGACACGGGTTTAGGGGCGAGGTTCAAGGGGCAAGGTTTCAGGTGTAGGGGCGCTGCTTGCTGCGCCCTGGTGGGTGTGTTGCTGTATGGTACAAGGGCGCGGCAAGCAGCGCCCCTACCGGGTGCATCGGTATTTGTAGGGGCAACCCCCTGTGGTTGCCCTGGTGGTTGTGTTGCGGTGCCGGGGCAAGGGCAGGCACAGGGGCCTGCCCCTACGAATGGGGTTGTAGGGTGGGCATTGCCCACCGGGGTTATGCGGATGTGTGGTGATCTGTGTTTTGTTTATTTTTCAAACCTGGCAATAAAATCGTGCACCTCTTCGAGGGCTTCCTGATCGTCATCCTGCCAGATTGATCCATCCTCGAGAGCGTCTTTTGCGCCTTCGAGCTGGCATGTGATGGACTCGTCTTCTGTTTTTACCGCTGCGACCAGGTCGGTGATGTCGCCCACTGTGGCGCTGGGGTTGCGGAATGAATCGATGCTGAGGCCGGTGTTTTTGTCGTAGTTGATAAACATTGTGGTTTTCTCCTTTGTATGTTTGTAGAGTTCAATCCATGCCAGGGCGATCCCCGGAACTCGGCGGCTGCCGTCCTCCCAGCCCTGCCATGTGCGGTAGGGCGTGTGGGAGGCTTCGGCAGCTTCTTTCATGCTCAGGCCCGCTACTTTTCGGGCGGCTCTTAACTTGTTCATTTTATTGCTTTCAAAAAGTTTTCATAGTGGTTCTGATTATAGAAAGTGCCCACAGCTTTAAAGGCATCTCCTTCGTGTTGCCCCTCGGCAACCACCTTCCAGCATTCAAGGTTGTCGATGTCTTTTCCCTGGTAGCCGAGATCTGTCAACTCCACATAAATATCTTCGATTTCTTCAAGCTCGATCAAGGGAAAGCTTTCCTGCCCTTCAAATACGAAAAAGTTATCGAGCTTGCCGGCTTTTTGGATTTTAGCGAGTGTGGTTTTCATTGTAGCCTCCTGTGTGTGTTGTTTTCCCTAACGTTTGATTCTATTATATACCCATTGCGTATATAGTCAAGAATAAAAACACACATTGAGCGTTTTTTTCTGTTGTGCTAGGGCTTTCCCTTTATATTTCAAGCAGAAACCGCCAATAACCATCTTTGTGTTTCTTCATGACCCTCAGAAACTTGAAAGGCGTGAACTCAACCTTATAACACCAGAATTTCCAGCTGTATTTTGATCCCATTATATTCTCCTTTTTTAAGGTTGCAGGGTGGGCATTGCCCACCGATTCACGCAAACAAATCCTCGGTCCACTTATCCAGCTTTTTACGGCTGGAAAGCCATTCGCCTTTGTTGTCCTTGCCGCTTTTGCGCATGGGCATGTCGAGCTCGCGGTAGTATTTGAGGGCGGTGGCTTCGGATACGTTGATGTAGTTGCAGATGGCTTTCATGCCGCGCAGCAGGTCTGAATTGTTGGCCATTACCAGAATCTCCCTTGTTGTTGTTTGTTGGTAGTTGCGGGCTGTTTTTTGGGTTTTGGTGGTGTCTGTGTTTGGGGTACCAGCATGCCGGACTGAGCAAGGATCTCGATATGCGCCATGCGGTACGTGGCGCAGTCGTGGAAGTCGTTGCGTCCGGCGGTTTTGTCGTGCTCCCAGTTGCCGAGGTCGTTGCGGTACTCGGCGCAGAGGTGTTTGGCGTAGTCGGTTAGCTCGTTTTCGGGCTCTATCGCTTTGTTGGGGTTGTTGAGCTGGTGCTCGGTGTAGCCGCTGTACAGGTTGAAGCTGCCGGGGTCGCCGGGGTTTACGTGCATCGCGCTCGCGAGGGCATCCTTGAAAAAATGCACATCCAGAATGATGAGCTGGAGGCCTCCGGGGATGGGCTTGCTGGTGCCGGGCCAGACATCGATTTTGCTGTATTTGATGGCGGTATCGCGCCGGGGCTTACCTTTTACCGGGCGGAACATGGGGTTTTGGCGGCAGAACTCGTATACCTCCTTTGTGCGGGAGTGCTTGGCGGGCATGCCTGCTTTGCGCCCGCCGCCGGAGTCGATTAGGGCGGAGCAGATTTTGTACTGCTTGCCATCGGCGCTGTGCCAGGTGCGCGCGGCGAGGTCGAGCAGGTCGCCGAAGGTGAGCAGATAGCCCTTGCGCACCAGGTAGCTTGATACGGTACCGCCGGTGGTTTGGTAGCCTACGGCGGCAACCTCGTAATAAAAGCCGTCTTGCTGGGTATCGACTTGCAGAATCAGGGCGGCGGTGTTGTTGGGTACGAGGTCGCGCGGGCGCTCGTCGCACAGGAGGAGGACGTCGCGCCAGTCTTTGGTGGCGCGTGGGGGGTCGTAGTCCTGCACTCTATACCCATTGTAGTAGGCGGTTTTGTGCACGGTGCTGCCGTGCTCGGCGCGTAGCCAGGCGGCGGCGATTTCGGCGAGGGGCACACGCGGGAGGCAGTACGCGCTCATGTGGAAGCCGACGGTGCCGGGGCGCTTGATATCCTGCCCCTGGGTGCAGAGCCAGGTGCCGGATTGATACGCGCTGTGGCGCTGGTGTTCTTCGAGCAGGGTGCCACACGCGGGGCAGGCGATGCTGCAGCCGGTGATCTCGACCTCGGAGGCGGTGGCGCCGGCGGGGAGATCGAGGTGGGTTTCGTCTGGGCAGATGGGCGCGTCGCATTCGGGGCAGCGCATGTAGAACTGCCACACCTGCTGGGCTTCGTGCATGCTCATGGTGTAGATGCGGCGCGCGGCACCTGGGGTGGATGCAAAGACGTTTTTGGTGTTGGTGCGGTTATCGCGCCCACGTTTGCGGATCAGGGTGAGGGCGTCGGTGCCTTCGCGGGTGGATTTTTCGAACTTGTCGATCTCGTCGCCGATGTTGAGCTTGCCAAAGTATGACGCCATTGATGCGGG